AAACTGAACTTGCGCCACAACAACGCAACTCAGCAAATGTATCAACAAACCGTTTTATTGGGTTCATTTTCTTTTGATTACGATGACTTTTTGCTTTTTATTTTCTTGCACCGGCTGCCTCTTCCACGCCATGTATTTTATTGGAAGTATTGTGGCAACCGTTAAAAAGCATCCAACTGCACTTGCGTAGCTATGTTGCACAACAGAAAGTGCAAACGCAACCACAAACGCAATCAAGAATGATGTCAGCGTGATGTTGGGAAGTTCCAACATGTGGCGAATAAATGATTTCTTTAGTTCCAAAATATTAAATGTGTTTGGGTTTGTTTTTCGTATTTTACTACAAGCATGGTTAACGGCACACAAATATACTTACACATCTCTATTCCGTGGCGGTCCCACTTGTAGCACTCGTACTTGTACGCCTCTATTATGTTCATGCTAGAATATAGCCTCAAACTTTAGCTTGTCAAACTCTTCAAGGTCAATGGTCTTGCCTTCAAACTTCCCCCGATAGGTGCAGTCGAGTATTTCACACTCTCCTTCGCTACCCCATGCAACAGCCATCGCACGCAAATGCTTCTTCACTCCTTCAATGCTGTTAAGTATCTCTGAGGTCTGTAGTATCTCGTTGTTCTCGCCAATCGTTCTAACGCGGTATGCGTTTACCTTCTTGCCGTCAATTGTGCGACGTGCGTCTTTTATTTCAATTCTTCCCATCTTCTATTTTTTTAAGTTCGTTATAGTGTCCACCGAGCCAAAGGTACATATCATTCCCGGTTATTTCGTACAGTCGCTTATTAATCAGTCTCATAAGGCCGTAATCTCTCCTGTACTGACCGGGCGGCTTGTATACGCCCTTCTTTTTGGGGTACTTGGCGTCAGCCTTTAGCATCTTTCGCCTCAGATTCCGTAGATGCTGTAACTCGCTTAGGGTCGACGGAGTAGAAGGCAAGGATATCGGGATTCCGTTCATTGAAAAAGTCTAATAAAAGTTCTTGTTTAACTGAGTCTAGTTCCGCAATGTAGTGTCGGATCTTATTCCGTCGGACCGCGTTAAATTCGTAGTCCCTCTTAACAACCTTTAGCGCGTGGCACACTGTGGCGTGGTCCCTTTCTACCGTGCGGGCAACCTCTGCAAGCGTCTTGGTAGAGCATACCTTTACAGTGGTCATGTACATCTGTCTTGCCAGCACTATGTCCGCGTTTCGCTTATCACTCTTAATGTCTCCTGTCGTAACCTTAAAGTTTTTGCTTACAATCTCAAGTATCTCGTTCTCCTGCGGATTGTCAATCTTGTGTAGGTACTCGTAAACCTTTGAGAACTCAGACCTTCTGTTTCTCGGAACCATGTCCACTAAGTCCTTAAATGTATATCTCATATTTGTTTGTGTTAAAGCCGTGGCGGGTTCGCCTGCATTTATCCCCCGCCACAGCTTCTGGTTAAGGTTAGAACGGTAATCCGTCGTCGTCAAAATCGTTTGGCAACGCTGGCGCGTGAGAGTCTAGCTTTTTAACTGCGCTCACAGCTTTGACTTGCGGAAGGAAGATGTCGTTGAGGTGCTTTTCAAAGAACTCTTGACGCTCTGAGTCGTCCCACACAACCTGTCCCTTTACCTTGATCTGTTTCATTTCGGGCATGTTGCCTGGGTTGTCCTTTGTCCATCCCCACTTGATGTCTTCTTGGCCATGACGCAAGTACAGCATTGTACGTGTCTTGCCGTCAATTTCTTTTGACCACGGGGTAAGGGTAATCTCCTTTCCGGCATCGATGTTAGGCATTGACAAAAAGAATCCAGAAGAGTAGCGTGAACTCCAAGGCATTTGGATTTGATACTCGCTGTCGCCGTCCTTTAGAACAATGCACAGTTGATCGCCATATCCTTGCTCAGACACACGCTTGAACACGTCTGTGATGTAGCCAGAAAGAGACGAGTAACGCTCCTCGTACCAAATCTTGGTACCGTCTTTACTGTTACACTTGATTGAGCCAGCTGTGCCTTCTGCGACACGCTTGGCAATCTTACCGTTAGAAATACTAAGGTAAGTACGGTTTGATGAACCACCTTGATTTAATCCCATAGATTTTTTTGATTAATTAATTGGTTATATCTGCAAATGTAGCATATGTGTTTCTTTTATGCAAGAAAAAAATACTTAAATTACTCCCAGGCCTCCCTGTGTCCGTTTGGGTGCCCGATGTCTTCATTCCACTCCTTCACTTCTTTGGAATCCGTCCAGCTCCTGTTGGGTTTAATGGCTGTAGGCTTTGGTTCCTCGATTGTGGCCTGTACGTACTTACCGTCAATAGCCTGCTGTAGATAGTCGACGTTGTCAAACGTAAACCTCCGAGTGTTCCTCTGTAGCTGGAACTCAAAGAAGCCCTTTACACCCACGATCTTTTGTCGGCGTATCTTCTTACTGTGAAACTCACAGATAGGGCTTTCTGGGGCCGTCTGAGCGAACGGACGGTGGTATATGAGGATGTTGTCCGCCTTGTTGTTCCACATCGCACCGTCTGCAAGGTCAAACACCTCCGGGCATGGGTAGTTGCCGTCATCCCCCTTCCTCATCTTGTGAGGGTGGACCACGATGTCAAAGTACACGTTGTTCTTCCGTGCAAACCGGGTACAGTCAGACAGGAACGTCTCCAAATACTTGTCGCTACGTCCACCGCCCTTCGTGTAGTCGTTTGCCATCTGGTTGAACGGGTCGATGACTACTCTCTCCACTCCATGCTTGACGATGAGGGTAAGGAATACTTCCTTAACGTATTCGGGAGTAGGGCTTACGCTCTTGGGGTATACCATGAAGATATGTTCGCCAATCATCTTGTACACCTTCATGTACATATCGTAAGGAGGACGATTAGGATTGTTGGGTGTGCAGTCCTTGCCAAAGTATATCTCCACAAGGTCATGGTAGAACTGCTCAGCAGGTAATTCCTCAGGAGTAAAGATTGCAACCTTCTCTCCAAATCTAACTATGCGGAATATCATCTCCCACTTCATAAACGACGACTTACCATAGTTTCCAATCCCGGAAACAATTGTTAAATCCCCCTTCACTCTCTTGAAGTGTTTGTCAAGGGCTGGAACTCCGAGTGGTTGAGCCGCACGATATCCGTGCAGGTAAATGTCGGATGCCTTCTCCATGACCTCCTCGGCGTAGATCACATCCTCCTTTTCCATCTCCTCAAGGTCCTGCTCGGTGAGTTCAATCTTGACCTCCACTCGGTTACTCTTACTAACCAACTGGTCCTTGGTGAACTCGGCTGTGTTCCACTGATTCATGTTAGCCCTATACGCGCTACGGATTGCTTGTCTGCACTCACGCTGACTGAAACTTGCGTCAGGCACAACGTAGGTCATCATGAGGTTGTAGCAGGTCTCCTCAAGCATCCCGAACCGGCAGCAGCTTGCGGCCAACTTGAACACGAAGTGGTTCCTCTCCCCCTCGCGGAACGCATCCCCCTTGGAGGTCATCCATGTCAAGAGGTTATTAAAAATCTTGTCGTCGTCATTAATAACCTCAGTGGTTGTTTGTTGAGTCAACTTTTTCTCAACCTTCTTAGTGGCAAGTTTGTAATAAGTTTCAGCATTTGGATTGAGGTACAGGTCCGGATCGTATGACTCAAAGCATAGGCGGGAAACATTGCGACCAGTCTTGTCAATGTCCGGGAAATCATTCATTAAGGCATCAAAATGCTCCTTATGCATGGTATTCCATTCAATCTGAACCAAAGCCTTCAGTCCCTTGCCAGATGGCGACACCCAAACAGCCGTAATGTGACTTATACGACACAATTCATTTCTTTTTTGGGTGATATTTGGGACATTATCGAAATCAAGTACGATGTACCCAGAGTGTTCGATAAGTTCAGAGTCCTTGCGTTTGTTAAAAAGACCACTGAAACAAACCGCTGGAAGTTTTTTCTTTAACTCATCGGCCTCTTTCTTGGTCTTGGCTTCCCGCGCCTGCTCGACAAGGACCTTTGATTTTCCAGTCCGAATTCGTTCAAGTGCGCCCAACACAGTAATTGTGTGTCCTTGCAGGTCATTGAAGTCTTTGTAGATTGATACCTTACCATGTGTTGTTGTCATCTTGAATAGGTGTTTGTTTTATAGCTTTTGTTTGTGTTTCGTCTTCCCATCTCTTGTCGCGAAGGTATCGCACAGGGTCTTTCCAATACTTGGGTTCGCGACCCAATTTATGGTTACCCATGCCTTCTACTGCAAGTATCCGATCCTCAGCAGAGAGTTTGTTCCATACAGTTAAGGTCTGTTTCTTGTCCACCTTCTTGTTGTATGCTTGCCAAAAATCCTCGAATGCGTATTTGTATATTATTGTTTCTTTGTTGGTATTTGTTTCTTTATATATATGGAGGTTTTCCGATTCACGGAAATTCCCGATGTCGGGAAAATCCGATGTCGGGAAATCCGCATCTCGGGAAAGCTGAGGTGCATCATAAACGATGTGATTCCACCCAACCATTCTGTTCGTTGCTGTATCTATTTGACGGCAGCTTATGATGTAACCCTTCTCTTGCAAGGATTTGAACACCCTGTCTACTGCGTTTTTTGCATCTGGCATTTGATTGTAAAGATTCTTTTTGTAAAGAACCCAATTCTCTGGTAGTGAAAGAAGGAAGCATAGCATACCCTTTTCTTCCATAGTCAAATCTCTTGACTGCGAGATTTCGTTCGGGATTATCGCAAAGTCATGCTTGCGTTTCCCCTTAACAATTTGTCCTGTATTCATAAAATAAAAAAAGCTCGCAAGAACCACTTTGCGAGCCTTTAGGTTGGTAAGAGCAATTCATTACCTTCCAACCCTCGTTTACTGTGGTTCTTTAGCAAACGAGGAGTGAAATATTGGGCAAACATAAACTAACCACGCGAGGTTGTCAAGGATTTTCTTCATTATTTTTTATGTGCCAGGTTTCGCACTCCCAGCACATATACACCTGCTGGTCATAGTCACAGTTCTCTTGAGCCTCCTTTCGAGTCTTGTAACATCTTTTGCCACAGCCATATATGGAGTTTTTAATCATGAAAGCAAGGGAGGATATAACTAGCAGGATTGAAACGATAAACATAGCGCAAATTTACGTTGTTTAGTCTTATTTCCAAGCAAGAAGTTGACACTGTGTTGTTTTTGAGTATATTTGCAGCATGAGTAATTTATTTCCACCCGACCACCGGGTATTTATTGAGATAGAAAACCAGACAAGTAAGCAGATGGACGCTGTGATAACAAAGGTTGGCAACTTTTGCGACCTTAAAGTAGGGCAGCGAGTTTGCATTGTCGGAAAGGTAGACAAGGTTGAACTGCAAGGCATTACGGAATACTCTGTACACGAGCGACACATAGTCCTTATATATGAATAACCTACAAAACTGGAACAGGGCTATCCTACTTCTCAACACCATGATTGATGAGAAGATTGAGATATATGAGGTCATGCGGATATTTACCCCCATGGCCACCAAGTCGCGCCGCAAACTTTTGTACTGCGACCCGGCAATTACATCAGAGGATCTTGACCAGGTCGAGAAGGCGATAAGAAGATACAAGGAAACTCTTGACGAGATTTCGAAAACAAAGGTGGAGACGCGCATTAAACGTTCTTCATTCTTCAAAACACTGCAAGAGCATTATGATCAGAACAAAGACAAAAAATAACTACCTCAAAATCATAGAGGTATACGAATACTACATCCGCCGGGAGAAGGTTGACCCGGTAAAAGTTGAGGGCTTGATGTCTGACTGGGACGCAGTTATGGTCTTTGGTAGCTACTCCTCCCTGCGAAGATGTGTGAATAAGCTCAAGAAAAAGATTCCAATTGGGAAGAAAAACTTTGAAAAACAGAAGCAGGTGCTTGAAATTTACGAACAAAAATTAGCAAACAAATGAATCTGAGCGGGATAGACCTAAGTAAAATTCGTTTGATAAACGGCGAGTGTATTATTGAGCTTCATTCCTTGACAGAGGACGAGATTGACTTTAATGGCGGCAAGCTCAAGATTGTAAACAAGGTGAAGACATATGTTTCGGAGGTAGACCATAATCACATGTTTGACCTTGTTGACGGCATGAAAAAGTCGAGGTATAAGGACAAGACCTTAATAGCTGAATACAATAGGATTCATGCCGAGTCACAACAAGAGGCGGATCCAGACAAAGAAAACATTCAAGACAAGCAGGCCGTTAGGCGAGGCAAGATTATAAAAATTGCAGAGATTGATCCAGGCCAGCAGGGGTGGGACTATGAGTGCGAATTTGATGGCGTTGAAGGCGACGAGGTTTGGTTTGATGCAACGTTTACCAGGGAGATGATAACCGAGGGAGAGGGTGGGTGTATAGTAGACGGAAAGATATACTTGACAATTTCCAAAAAGTCTATTTACGCGGCCAAGCGCGGTGATGAAATAGTTAGTCTCAATGGTTACATCATAGGCAAGTTGCTTGGTAACGAAAGAAAGATAGGTTCGATACACATGGTAGACAACGACCTTACACTAGTCGAAGTTGTTGTCCCGCCCGCAAGAACACCTGTTTTTACAAGGCCGGATGTTTGGTCGAACAACGAGGTCAAGAAGGGTGACATTGTGTGCGTAAGAAGGGCTTATGCAACAAAGCTAGACCCCACGCTTGCCAACACAACAGAATATGTTAGATTCCAGTCAAGGGTAATCCTTGCATACCAAAGATGATAAAACTAGACTTTAGTAAAATATCCTACAACATTGAAGGCATCCCGGATGACGAGGCGGTTGTATACCGTTTCTCGGACCTGGCCAGCCAAGCCCATATTCTGGACAGGTCTGACGACCTTCCAGAGGGGGTTAGCGCCGACAAGGTTGTTCGATATCTCATATATATGTTCGCTCCAGGTACTCCCGTTAAGGATGCGTATCCGGACATCAACCAGCGCAAACGATATACTTTGAACAAGCTGAACATCATGGTTGATGACACGGATCCAGACAACGGGTACGCCCAGCTCTGCATGATGAATGTGGACTGGGCGGTGGAGCGTTACATTACGTTCACACGCCTACAATGCTCGGAGGATTACTCAATCATGAGTACCGCCGACATCCGAATAGCCGCCCTGCAACGTGCGCTCTTGACTCAGCCGGTGGACAGGTCAAACGATGACAAGAACTTCCAGGCGGGTCTTGAGAGTTGGAGACAGACCCTTGTGGATGCCCGTAGCAGGATTATGAACGACGAAGTTAGCATCACGCTACAGAAAGCAATTACCTTCTCTGTACGTGCTGAGAACCTCGGCATACAACCCGAACACTATGCGCGGGTGTGGCGTGAGAAGAAAGAAATATTCCCGGAGATTATACCATAAAGTATTATACCATGAAGTACGAATACTTAGAAGAGGATGAGTTCGTCTCATTTCACGAGGATGACGACGAGTTGGACACGATCCGTATTCCGCTTCCTCGCCTTGAAAAGTGGTACTCCCACCATTTGAAGCGAGAGGTTACAAGGGAAGAGGCGCTCACATACGTGGACGGTTATGGACTCGCTCCAAAGGACCAAAAGTTTCAATACCAGGAGGTTCCGGAAAAGATAAAGTTGATTTACGAGGTCGTGTTCAATAAAAAACACGCAACCAACAAGTCTAAGTACAAGGAGGTAGGAGACGTCCGCCTTGAAGACATCTACGAGGAGGTTGAGTCCAACCAGAAGTACTACGCCATGGAGATTGAGTGGATCAAACTCCAAATCAAACGCAGATACGTTGGGTACTGGTGTTTTATTAAAGGAAAGCCGGTATACTTAAATGGAGCCAATTATTTCTTCCTAAACTTTTGGACGGTAAAGAATTTTGGTAAGAACAACAACCGACCCGACTACAGGGACTACCAACGCAAGATGTTCCACCTTTTTATGTATGCATACAGCACGGAAGATGCGTTCTACAAGCACAAGGTGTTGTACCGGGAAAATGGAGTGGTAAAAACAAAGTACTCAAACCAGGACGTGAAGAATGTGGTGGAGGATATGAACGAGATGGGTGTAGAGTACTTTATGGAGCCAAACGTAAACGTGACCGTTGGAAAAGGTAAGCGAACCGTTCACGGGATTAACTTCGTTTCTGGACGCCGTATCGCCAAGACAGCTATTGCTTGTTGCTTCTGCACGTGGGGAACCCTCAACATGCCCGACCAGACCTTTATCATCCAGGCGATGAACGAGGACCAGGCCGTCAATAAGATATTCATCAAACAAATTCAAACACCTGTAAGCAAACTTCCCTTCTTTTTTCGTCCCCATTATCGTGGACGAATAGAAGCAAAGGAGGGTTTGCGTTTCCAGTATGAAGGAGCAATCGCGTCAGCAGCAAGGGCAGGAATTGTCCCCGAACAAATGGAATGCTTCATTACGCCACTCCCGTCAACGGAAAAAGCGGCGGATGGAGAAGCGGAAATCGCATTTGTCTACCGTGACGAGCCAGCGAAGAAAACGGATGCGAAGGCGGCGGACCAAAACATCCCGACGTGGTGGTATAACACGATGAAACCCGCTATAGAGCGCGGGGAGAATATTAGAGGGTTCTGCATCATGCCGTCTACGGTGGGTGACATGGACACAGGGGGTGGAGCGCAGTTCTTTGACATTGCCAACGACTCGCACTTCTCTGACCGCAACGAGAACGGAACAACTCCGTCTGGACTCATCAACTTCTTCCTTCCCGGTTACTATGCCGTGGAAGGATACATCGACGAGTATGGGGCAAGTATAATTGATGACCCCCAGGAGCCTGTGATGTCCAACGAGGGCAAGTGGATTACCAAGGGCGCTAAGTCATACTTGTTAAACCAGGCAGACTACTTTGAACGTAAACGCGAATGGCAGAAGCTGATCAAGTTGCAGCAGAACTTCCCAATGAGTTGGAAGCAAGCGTTTGCTGTAATACCCAAGGACATGGGTATGCCTATCGAGAAGATGCGTGACCGTATCTCGGAACTGAAGTTTTCTCGCACACCAATTAGTACAAAGATAAATTTCAAGTGGATTGGTGACAAGTTTGGAGGAGATGTTTATGTGGACAATGACCCCAAGGGAAGCTGGACCATGACCTACCTTCCTCCACAAGAACAGAGAAACAGACGAACGGTTGTTACGGCCGAAGAGGGTTACATCCCACCAAAAGAAAGGGGACCAATTTATGCCCCCGACCCGTCGGTGATGAACAAGTACTTCCTCTGCTGTGACCCGGTTAAGTTCCACAAGCGAAACACGGTCGGTAAGAAGAAGTCTAACGCGGCTGCCGCTGTGTTCTACAAACGAGACAGCCAGGTAGACCCAGACACTAAGCCAAGGAGTGAATGGGTAAGCAACGACTGGATTCTGATATATAACAGACAGACAGAAGACAAGTCGGAGTACCACGAGGAGTGGCTGAAGGCTGCTATATTCCTTGGCGCATACGTATACCCGGAATGGCCCGATGGAGAAGCCTTGGTGGAATACTTTAGGGACAACGGGTTCGATGGATACCTTTTGAAAGACATTGGATCAGAGGGTAAGCAAGATCCGCGCCCGGGCGTATGGGCAGGAGAAGCCGAGAAGAACGAAATGGCTGGAGACATCATGACGTTTTTTAACAACAATGTTAAATATGTGAAAATGTGGGAGATTATTGAGGAGTGGAGTCAGATGAGGGGTCTTGATGACTTGACCAACCATGACTTGTGTGCCGCAACAGGGTGGTGCATGAGGGCTATAAAGAGCAGAATGCCAGACCTTTACAAGGAAGTTTATCAACCGATAGAGATACAAGGAGGCTTCGCAATGTTTGACGTAGAATGATTGTTTTCAACTATTTAATAAAAAATTTACTACATTTGTGCTGGTAAACTAAATTTGTAAGATATGATATTGCCACAGATACTTGGCAGTATGTTGTTCCCAAACGACAACATACCCGAGGCTGATAAACTAAAGCCGGAGTTTGGATTACGTTGTGCGAGAGCTTTGTACACCCGCTTTTGTGCCGGGGGGGCATATTTTACATACAGTCAACTGCCTGAGATGCAGGAGACTAGAAACTATGGTGCCGGTAATCAATCCCAAGAAAAGTATAAAAACTGGTTTACAAACGGGTCCCCTATAGGTACAAGAGGGTTTGGCCAAGGGGATGGTGCCGCAACCACGAAGGGGTTAAGTAAGGCACAGAGAAAGGCGATGGCTAACATCAGCTACGACATCTTCTCTCCAATGCGAAAACTGTCGAATGTTCTTCTATCAATTCTTGCAGATAACGATTATAAACTTGACTGTGTTTCTCTTGATAAAAATATCGTCAATAAAAAGAAACGCAAAAAGTATGACGTCTACGCTAAGGCGAACTTTACAAACCCGCTCGCAAAAAAGCTAGGCTTACCGGAGTTTAAGTTACCGTTTGTGCCAAAGGACGAGACGATGCTAGAAATGGCTGATCGCCTTGGTTTCTTTAAGACCAAGTACGAGGTGGCTTTGGAAAAACTTGCCGAGGCTGGTTTTCGTTCGTCTAACTGGGCTGGGCAAAGAATGGAGTTTAATCGCGACGCGATTGACTTCCACTTCCGTGCAGCCAAGGTTTATAACGACCCCATGACAGGCCAGGTTAAGTTTCAGTACGTCGACCCGGCTAAAATGGTTATGCTGTGGAACGAGGACAACCAAGACGAGCCGGTAGCAATTGGACACATTGAGGCTGAAACGGTCCAGTCTATCTACGACAAGCTCGTAGACGCTGGCTTTACTGAGGCCCAGATCCAGGCAATGGCTAAGTCATACGTACCGTACCAAACGAATGTGTCAACGATCCCTCAGTGGGCTTTTGAGCGCAAGGACTCCACTACAAATCGTTGGGTTTGGATGGACTTCAAGGTTTACGTGTTGAAGTTTGAGTACCTTTCTACAGACTACAAGCAGTATGTAGAGCGCATAAACAAGCAGGGGTATGGTAACTATATCCGAAACAATAAGCCTGTAGACGAAAAGAAAAAGAACCCAAACGATACCTATGACGAGGTGACTTGTAACTACTGGTACGAGGGGTCTTATATTATCTCCGGCACAGGACAGGACCGTATTTATGAGTGGAAGAAGAAGCCAAACCAGATGCAAAAGGGTTTGTCTCCGATGAGTTCGTATGTAATCCACCGAATCAACGGCCAGTCTCCCACACGCAGCGTGAAGGGGTTGCTTGACGACTTGATGTTCGCTGTATTGAAGTTACGCGCAGCTGTATGGGCTGCTGCCCCAAAGGGATATAGAATTGATGTCGGCGAGGCTGCCAACATCAAGATTGGAGGTGTAGAGTACGACCTGTTCGACCTCATGCACATCCACCGTCAGAACGGTATTCAGATTGTTGCAACTAAGTTCAACGCGGCGACCGGTAAATACGTGTCGCAGCCGCTTACAGAGATGGACAACGGCTTAGGTCCACAGGGACAAGAGTGGTTGTCCCAGATTGCGAACATCCAGATGATGATCAAGGACCTCATGGGGATCCCGGACGCAATGGCGGCAAGTCCAGACCAGTCAGCAGAGCGCTTGGTTGGAGTAATGGAGCAGGACTATATCGCAGGAAACCACGCCAACTGGCCACTTCGCGAGTCTGAACGTCAGTTCAAGCAGAAGCTAGGTGAGAGGATTATCCACCAGGCTCGGATAGACATTGAGTATGACCCCAAGATCCGCGAGTTCTATGAAAGCATTATTGGGGAGACTATGATAAACGCCCTTGACGACATTGAGGGCTTGTCGTTGGATCAGCTCGCAATAACATGCAAGGTTCTTCCAAACGAAAAAGAGAAGAGCGCCATCTTACAACGCGCCATGCAGATGTCTCAGATGCCGACCAAGGACGGCGCGGTTCTCCTAAGCCCTTCAAGCGTAGAGCGTGTAGCCCAGCTTTTGAAGAACGGAGACGTGGATGAGGCCCTTTGGTTTATGGCCACGCAAGAGACAGAGGCCCGTCAACGTGAGCAGCAATACTCTCAGATGATGTTGCAGCAAACAATTGAAGGCCAGCAGCAGACAGCGGCGATGACCGAAGAGGGCAAGCGACAGACCATGATGCAGAAGATGCAGATGGAGATAGAGATGCACAGAGAGAAGGCCAACCTAGACCTCATGAAGGAGCAGCAGATTGCCAAGATGAAGTCAGATGCTGACTACCAGGTGCAGTTGCTCAAGGGTCAGCAGGCGTTGGAAGAGATTAGCCTTGAGGCAAACCTTGAGGCCGAGTTAGGAAGTGAAATCACAGGCAGAATATAAAACATATGGAAAACAACGAATTTGAAAATCAAAACGAACAAGTGAACGATCAAGTAAACGATCAAGTAACAGAACAAGTTAACGAAGAGGTTAACCCGGTAGATTCGCCGTGGTTTTCCGCGTATGGTTACGACAGCGAGGATTCTTTCAAGAGCGAGTTTGAACAACTCCGTTCTTATAAGAGCCTTGCCCAAGAACTAGCAGAGAAGCAAAAGGACATCGAGGAAGGACTCGCCTTGTTGCAAGAGGCCGACGACCCGTTTGCAGGTGTAGAAGAGGCCCGCACAATGGTTGCTTTTGGCAAGAAGGGTATCAACTCGTCTGTTGCCAATCAGATTGTGTCCTCTACAGCCGATACTTTAATGGAAGACCCTGTAAAGGCACTTGTACTTGCGGAGGCGGTAAAAAATCCAGACAAATTCAAGCGACTTGGCCAGTCGACTATTGAGGAGGCCATTCGTGAAAAGTATAACTTAGGTGATGGCGACTATTACGCTACAGCCCTTTTGAAGTCTGATGCAATCGATGCAATCGAAATCATTGAAAAGACTAAAAAAGATGTTGAAACCGTTAAAAATCCCTTTACCTTTGCAAAAGAGCTAAAGAGCCAAAGTCAAAGACAGATTGCGGAAAGACAGACTATAGCACTTGCCGAGGCAGAGTCCTACGCCAAGCAGCTAAAGGAGGTCCCCTACAAATTCGGCGATACGGAAGTTTCGTTACAAGTTTCAAACGAAGAGGTCGAATCGATTTTGAAGTCGCAGTATGCAGGCTATTTAGGTCAAGCCTTTGATACTACCACAAGGGAAGGTAAACAAGCGGTACGTGAATGGTTAACGAACCAGGTCCTCATTCATAAGGTTCAGTCTGGGGATCTAGGGGTTCAAATAGCCAAGTCACTTGTCGCTCAAACCGAAAAAAAGGTAGTGCGCGAGGTTTACAACGGTCAGCCTAAAACGCCGAACCGTGTAGGCAAAACGTCTGTCGACCAGAAGGGATTAAGCCCAGCTCAAAGAGATCTCATGGAGCGCGGTATTCCTTTGCCGTCGCAGACGCTAAAATCATAATTAACTATTAAAAAAATTTAATAAAATGGCATTTGTACAGAGCCCCCCAATTGCACCCCCTATTAGTACGGGTGCAATGAACTTCGGGAGCATCCAGAACAACTGGGATGCAATCATGGAAGACTTCGATGCAGTAGCATACCTTCCATTTGGTGACGAATATTTCGATGCGATGAACCAGATCATGAACGCAGTAGGTAATCGCGAAATCGCGAAGAACCCTCGTGTTCGTTGGTTTGAGATGACTCGTATGGAAGCTCCAATCACCGTAACCGCAACTGGTGCTGGTCCGTATACAGTAACTTTGGATGGTACCAGCATTACAACCGTTAATGGTGTAGACTATTCTTGGCCAGCAGTTGGCGACATCTGGAGAAATGCTTCCACTGGCGCTCTATACCAGATCACAGCAAAGAATCCGTTAGATGCTGCTGAAGTTACTATGGCGGCGTTGATCACAACAGGTGCAGCAGCTCCTGCTGGATTGATGTTCTATGTAGGTAACTCAGCCGGCGAAAACACTGGTGCATACGCTTCTAAGTTTACATTCGACACGGTTCACACCTCTCCTTTGCAAACTTTCCGTAACGACACCACGTCTAGCTCAGAGGCGCTTTACAACCAGCTTTGGTACTCACAGTTAGAGAACGGGGTTCAGACTCCATACTCTAACTCACGCGACATCATCTACTTGCAGCGTGAACACCAGGTTGCCTTGGTAAACACCTTCTTTGCTGGTGTCCCTTCTACCTCTACAGGTTACAACGCTACCATCCAACCTACCTCTTTCCAAACCACACAAGGTTTGGTAAACGCTATTGAAAACAACCAGTCTGGCAGCAACGGCGGTGGTATCAATACCGTAATCTCTGTTGGTGCTGCTCCAGGAACTACACTTGATGTAGAAGACTTTTACGCAATGGAAGCCGCATTGACCTCACAGGACGGTTCTGTAAAGAACTACATGGTGTGGACTAGCGGTTACATGCAGGGATTGTTGGAGCGTGCGCTTTTCACGGGTGCTAGTCCAGAAGGTGCGTCTGCGTTTAACTACAACGTAACCGTTAACAAGGTTCAGATGGAGAAAACCTTCTGGGGCGAGGGCGCTTACGCTGACTTGATGAGCCGTACATTCTCGTTCAACAACCTCGTGTTCAACAACAAGAACTTCGCGTTTGTTCGTATGGGCATCTTCGACAACCCAACAATGTTCGGTGCCGGTGCTGACTCTACTGAAAACCCTTGGAAACAATACGCGTTCTTCATCCCATTGAGCACCAACGGAGGTGTTGACGACGGTATGGGCAACATGGGTAAGTACATCCGCGTATGTCACAAGCCAGGAGCGTTCATGAACATGTGGCAAACAGGTGGTCGTGCGGCAGCTAACAAGACTGACGTATGGCAGCTCGGTGTTCACATCGTATCTGAAGTAGGTTACAAGTTTGTAAACTCTAACAAGTACGGTCTGTTCACAGTCTAATCTTAGTAAACTCAAAAATGGGGAGGGGGCAACCTCTCCCTATTTTTCACAAACAAAAAAATAAAACGATATGTTATTTGATCTAAGCGACAACACTCCTGTAAACATCCCAGAATGGGCAGAACAGGAAATGAAAAATGATTTCCCTTACTTTTTCAATGAAAAACGCCCCGTTGTTTTGCGTATAAAGGACCGATATAAAGTAAGGTCATATAAGGTCCCTACAAACAACACGGATGCCGAGCCAATACTAATGATACAGTCTCCGGGTGCATTCTCTGTAAAGACTAAAGGTAACTTTTACGACAAGGAAAGCGGTTCTGAGTACACGTTGCTTTACACAACTGCGGCGCCAAGTAACATTAACGGGTCTTATAGATATGCAAGCACCCGCCTAAACATAGGCGATGGCTTTACGGTTCAACCACATCAAAAGGACTTGTTATTTTACCTCCAGTATGTTTGCCAGATGATTGACGGCAACAAGTCGCTATATAAGTCTGGCAACCAAAGGTTTATATATGAAAAGAAAGACGTAGCGGCTACGTCTAAGATTAACTCGGCTAAGGCAGCGCGTGAGCTTGAAAGCCTTATCTATTTTGATACTGACTACAAGACCATTCTGAAGGCAGTGGATGGCTTGGGCATGAAGCCTCTTTTCACTGAAGACGAAACCCGCGTAATGCTTCACGACGCAATCAAGAACGGTAGCGATACTTTCAAAAAGAACGCTTTCGAAATCATTAACTCAGCAAAGCCGGTACAGACCAAATCACCAGAGGGTGAAACCATCCACGAGCTGGTAAACAGACTTTTGGGTGAGAATTTTATCAAAAATGAAGACGGTTTGTGGTATATTCGCGACCGTAGAGGCGATGGTACAAAGTGGTTGAAGTCACCATTCTTTGAATCAACTCAGACGGGTAGCGAGGCTGCATTTGCGTTGATTGATCACCTCAAGGTAAATGAAGAATTATTAGGTAAATTAAGAAAACTATAAAAAGATGATTAGCACCGTATCCCTTTCGTTTGACTTAACGTACACCAACCCAGTTACGGGTGCGTTACAGCCGCGAGGTATTGTCGTAGATTCGACCGATTATATCGGCCTTGGATTGGACCCACTTGTAGGCAGATTAAAGGGTCTTGGTGTAATCAACTTTAATGGCGACATTATTGTCGACTTGAACACTATTGGAACCCCCATGATTGACCTAGAGAACTGGGATTTTGTCAATGATGGGGTTCCTACCTATTACTTTAACTTGCCGCTTGACGCTAACGGCAACGTGGCAAATGGTATCTATACATTCACTTATTCTCTACGCGTCTTGGCCGACCCATTCTTGGGCGTGTCTCTAGGTGGTGTGGTCAGCCTTCCAGATGTGCTAACCGTTACATCTAATGAGTGGCTATATCAGTTCTTGGAGCCTGGAAACAACATTGTGTTGACCGATGGTGTTACACAGTACCCTTCGTTGGTTTCAACCACATCATATGTAGATCCGGATAGCATCATTACCTTAGCAACCCCTCCAGCGGCTGGGGCGTACGTTTTGACGTTTAGTTTGACTAACGTACAACTTTCTGGTGTTTATAGTTATTCGGGCTGTACTCAGACTACCGCTAATGTAAACTTTGTTTACGATTGTGAGTATGGAGACAGCGGCACTTGGGGCGTTACTAATACAACAGTTCTTGCCACAAACGAGGTTGTAGCAAGTTTGAATTGCGCAATTAATTACCCATCTTGGGCAACACTTACGCCAACATTCCCTGGAAACATTGTTGTTACATCGCTTCCGTATCCTCCATCTGGTGTTGATACCCCTCTAGCTACCGGGACTTATTCGGTTTCTTTAACTGAGCAAATTC